AGGACCAGATGGTCCAGAAGCACCCGATGGTCCAGAAGGTCCTGATGGTCCAGACACCGTGCTAGCTATTCCAGATGGTCCTGATGGACCCGACGGTCCCGATGGGCCTTTAGGACCTGATGGACCGGATGGTCCTGATGGTCCAGATGCTCCAGATGGTCCTGATGGTCCTGATGGTCCTGATGGCCCAGAAACCGTGCTAGTTGGCCCCGATGGGCCCGACGGACCCGACGGTCCAGAAGCACCCGATGGTCCAGACGGTCCAGACGGTCCAGACACCGTGCTAGCTGGTCCAGATGGTCCTGATGGACCCGACGGTCCCGATGGGCCTTTAGGACCCGACGGTCCAGATGCTCCTGATGGTCCTGATGGTCCCGACGGTCCAGACGGACCAGACACCGTACTAGCCGGTCCCGATGGTCCAGACGGTCCTGATGGTCCGGAAGCTCCTGATGGTCCTTGAGGGCCAAAAGAACCTACTGTTCCTTGTGGGCCAGATGGCCCAGACAACCCTTGAGGTCCAGATGGTCCAGACGGTCCTGATGGACCCATATTTCCAGTTGTCAACGCTGGTAACAAGCTCCAAGGAATACCATGACCCGTAGCATCGAGCTGGCCTATTTTTAGTATATTTAGGTCAGTATCAAACCCAGGTTCTCCATCCGCAAGAACAACATCTATTATGGGGGTAACAGTGGGGTTATACCACTGTAATGTTCTTCCTCTTTTTATTTTGAATTTTATTTTTGATGTTCCGCACGAACTGGACATCCTGATTATTATATACAACAGACGTTTGTATATGAGTTTTGCGCAAATCTAGTTGACACAATACATTCAATTTTCATTAGCATGACTACATATTGATGTCATTGAAAAAGCTTCCATCGCTCCAGTTGAGGCCCCCGCTGCAGTCCGCGCTTCTCGAACTTTGGAAGGATTAACATTCGCCACTCGTTGAATTGTTCGTCGACGAACCAATTCTGTCATCATAGATGCATCGCCATGTTTTGATTGAATTGGTCGTGTTCTTCCAACTTGTTCACTCCAAATAGGTGTTGTGGTTCTCCAATCAGGGTTCTCCTTCGATGTACCCCAAATTACATAGCTTGCATACAGAACCCCACACCCTAAAATTGCTACTACGATGGTATTCAAATCCATCCCTATTGAACAAAGGAAGGAATGATTTCTTGGTTCTTTTTATTCGTAGCACTCATGCTTGTTGTATCGTTATCGTTACAAAAACCACAAGAGGCAATGACATGTAGTCGTCCAATTTATGGACCGGAAGGTATACGCCCTGGACTATACGGGCCTGGAGATGGACCGTTTAATCCGGGAAATATCGCACCGCAATCAACGCATCCTGGGTGTCGTGTTCGCAACGATTTGCCAGTAATAGACGATGGGAAATGTTCTTCCGACACATCATCTAAAAACGCAAATTGTCTACCAACATACTCGTATAGTCCGAGCCTAGATAGGGCATTCCCGACAAACGGATTGCCTCCTATGCCTTTCTTAAATGACTTCTCGGCACTTGGGCGTTAGACTTTAGAGAAACCGTTCCGTTAAAGAAACAATGTTCGGCCTACAAAATCGCAGTGGAAGTTGTTGGGTAAACGCTGCGCTCCAAGCTCTTTTTCGATTCCCCGATATTCAGAAACGATATGATGCAAAAACATTTGATTCTGGTAATCCTATTGATGAATGTTTGATGAAATTATGGACATCAAAAGGCGCCATTGGGTTGAATGAATTCCACGAATCAATTCGAACAGACACAATGCCAGCAGGTTTGAATATTGGAGACAGCCACGAACTCCTTAATTATCTTTGCGATAAACTGCCTTTCTTGGATAAACTTTGTAGGTTTAAAATTGCCCATACAATTGAATGTAATAATTGTACGTTCAAATCATCTTCGCGCGATTCAGTTATCGAATTTTCGCTTGATTCCGTTGAGGGTCAGAACGTTCCATTAATAAATTGTATTACGAAAACTGTAGAGCCTTATGCCATCAACGAATGGGAGTGTGAGAAATGCAAGATGCGAGGAGGCACTCGTCAGCAACTCATTGGATCGTTTCCGGAATATATGATGTTCCATCTTCCTCTCATTAATACTACGGTGGATTACTCGAGTATTCTTATCATGAACGGAAAAAAGTATGGGCTTTTGAGTGTCGTGTGCTATAATGGGGCGCATTGGTGGACATATGGTCGCAACATGCCTCCTGGTTCATCATGGTTTGTATTAGACGACACAAATGTGATAGAACATGGGCCTAAACAGTTCCCGGTATCGTCTGCTATGCGAGTATTGATTTATTATCGTCTTGATGAATAACAAGAATGTTTACGGAGATTGTTTCCTCCAACATATTTATACTTGCGTCCATCGGACTTATTATAGGGGTTGCGGTAATGACACAAAATCCGATGGCCGTTGGAGTTACGATGACACTCGTTGCCATCGCAGTATATATGGCATACTTGGTTGATGGTCCTAACATACCAAGTTCAATTAACTTTTCCGCACTTCCAGGAGCAGTGCAAGGTGTGTTTGGAACTACACAATCCGCATCCCCTGCATCATTGCAAGAAGTGTTTCATGTTTCGGGAGATAAGTATACTTATGAAGAAGCTTCAGATGTCTGCGCGGTCTACAACGCAGAATTGGCTACATATGACCAAGTAGCGGATGCATTCGCAAAGGGCGCTGAATGGTGTGATTACGGTTGGACAGTAGGCGGAATGGCGCTTTTCCCGACACAGGAAGCGACATGGGCGAAACTTCAGCAAGAACTAGATTTACAAAAGAAGACGAAGTGTGGTCGTCCAGGCGTGAATGGGGGATACTTTGATCCGAGCACAAAATTCGGAGTCAACTGTTTTGGAATCAAGCCTGGTTGTAATAATCGTAAATATCCTATACCGCTTGGTGATGGCGTGGAGAGTGATAAATTGAAGTCTTTACGTGCAAACTCTGGGGCAATCAAGATATCGCCGTTCAACAGAAACGAATGGTCTATTTGGGGGTAACCATTCCAATAAAAACTAGGTATGGAATACAAAGATGATTGAAGTCGGACTTTTATTGGGACTCGGGACACTGGGATATGTCCTTGCGAATCAGTCCCCTTCTGCGAAAGAGCGATTTGAACAAAATATCAGTCCTGGAATATTTGCACCGCTGAGCGCGAAGGAGACAGAGGAGGCCGCACAGGGACATGGCAATGAAGTTCCGTTTTTTGGACCTAGAGTTACGCAGAGTATGTATTCTGGAGCAACGAATGGCGTTCTCGATAACCATAGTGGTGCAGGCAAAGAGTATTTCCAAAAGAAAGAAGTCCAGTCTTTCTATGATGCAAAACCTGCGACTGGCAATCCTTTCGGAAATGCGAATGAGTCTGATTTCATGCAGTCGCGAATGGTGACAGGTCAGCGCATGAATAACACGTTCCCAATTGACCAAGTCCAAGTGGGTCCAGGCGCGAACGACGGATACACGAACATTCCGAAGGGTGGATATCAACAGGATGATCTACACGAATTCAAGTTACCAAAGACGACGGATGAGTTGCGCGTGGAGACGAAACCGAAGTTGTCGTACGAGCCTCCTGTGATTCCTGGTGCATCTATTGTGACGCAACCGGGTATTCAGGCAGATGTGAAGAAAAACAAGCCTGATAGGTTCGCAGTGTATGGCATGGACCGCGCGAACACGGCAGTGGGGGCTCAAACTGCGCCGCGCATTTACGCTGATCAGCCAATGAAGGTCCAGGACCGCGAAACGACTTCGGTGTTTCACGTGAACCCACACGGAGCGACGGTGTCAACGTTTACATCTTATATTCGTGCATTCACGGAACCTTACCAGGAGTTCATGCGCTTGACGGCACAGGGTCGGCCTGGACCTGCTGGTTCTTCTGGAGTCGGTCAGTCGATTGGCGCGGACCAGTATTCGGCGCAGAAGAAGTTTGATATGGATTCGGTGCTACAATCAGCGACACGTTACAATGTGCCGCAGCAGATTCTGACGACGGAGTCCAGTCAGGTGGGGTCGTACAGGTTCAATGCGCCTTTGCAGGAGGATATTAACATGCAGCGTAATGGACATGAAATTTTGAGTGCATTCAAGAGTAATCCGTATACACAGAAGTTGGATTCCATTTAAGTAATGGAACAAATCCGCGAACAGGTCATGTATAACGACAACAAGGTTCACATATGTATGAAAACGTTGACATCGCAAGAGCAGTATGAATGTATACGCCTTTTTCTCGCAACGCGAACAAAAGACGTGTGTGTATGCTCTCACGGAGCAACAAACCACTTTGTGGAATCTATTTTATTGAAATTGGGCATTGAGAAGAAGGAGTGTTAGTTCTTACGACGGTTTCCTCCTTGAGGAACAAATCGAGATCTGCGTGTAGTTCTTGCGCTTGGAGCTCGAGCACTCGCAGGCAAGGGGTTTGATATTGCGCGACTAGGGATTTGATTTGCAGTCGGAGGTGGAGGAACAACGATTGCGGGAGTCTCGGCGAATCCTGGTATTTCTCCATTTTGGGCTTCAATAGGTTGTGTATTCGGAACTTCCATTTCAGAGTTATCTTCTTCAATTAAATTTGTCGGGGTTGGAGGTCCGGAAATCGCTGTATCCATTGGAGCAATTTCGACTGGCGGCGGTTCTACGTGTACGGGAGCAGGAACGTCGGTCGCCGCAGGAGGAGTTGTATATTGTACTGGTTCGGGGCTCTTTTCGGTAGAGAGAGGAGTTGGAGGGGCAGGAGTCATCATGGCTGCTAAAGATGTAACTGGTAGAGTTTCAAGCAATGACGGTTGTTGTGCCTGATTCTGAGTAGGGGCTCCGACCGGTGGTTGAGGATACTGCGGTTGCTGAGGCCCGCCGAACCATGAAGACTGTCGATATTGAGGATACTGCGGTTGCTGAGGCCCGCCGAACCATGAAGACTGTCGATATTGAGGATACTGCGGTTGCTGAGGCCCGCCGGGCCACGATGGCGCCGTTATGTTGATTGAGGGCGTAAAGCTTGTTGTGTTTTTAGAACCTGTAGTGTTCACGCCAACAGAATTGGAAACGGGCGCAGGTGCTTGAATACTAGATTGGGGCGAAAGAACATATTCGGGCGATTGCGTTTGTAAAGGAAGTTCTTCGTCCTCTTTCAAACCTTCTTCGAACATATTTCCGATAAAGTATGCTCCGACACTTCCGAGGATGAGTGGAACACCATATAACATTGCCATCCTTTACGCTTATTTATCCATGTTATATTTCATATTTTAGAATAACGGAATGCGGCATCTCGTAGAAGGAACGATGTCTCGAATTGAAAATAATCTCATTTGGGTGAAATCGATGCGTGATGCAGTATTTGCATGGTGGATGAACGTGATCATTCTTGTAATCGTAGTTGGCTCATTTGGCTATTTCTTGTATTCAAGCTACGGAACAGCAGTTCCAGATGAACTTCAAAGTATTCCATTTGAACCTCGTATGTGGAATAACGCAGTCAGAAATGTTCCCATAACAGAATATGGACAACTTCCTAAAACTGAAACTGGAGATGGTATATCGGGGTTTAGCGCCGGAGGAGGCTCGAACTCGATTTGGTGAATTGAAGGGTGCAAATATACCTCCTGCAAAACCTATAAAACGCAAGGCACGATTTCCTGCTACTAAGAAATAAGGAATGCCATCTGCAGCAGCATACACGAACCGCTTGAGATTTCAGTCGGAGTCACGGAATAATAAAATACAATACCCTGGAGGAATTTCGAACACATTTCGTCCAGGATTAGCGGGAGTATGTGCGAATTCGATAGAAGTCTTTACTCCGATTAATTACGTAGCAGTGTGCGGATGTAAGATTTCGCCATTATTTGTGCCATGCCCAACGTGTAGTGTGTATGTAACGTATTATGATTCTAACACAGGTGATGGATGTATTCTTGATGGCGGAGACCTTACCTCTGTACCTTCTAATTCTGGTATGATTTTAGATGGAAACCAATAATATCGGTGTAAAATAAATGTCGTGCAATACGACTCAACAGGTGCGATTTCAGCTAAGACGCGGAGACCAGACGTATTGGGATAATCATGCGCTTGATGTTCTTCTGACAGGAGAACCTGGGTATAACACTACAACCAATCAACTCAAGATAGGAAATGGAGGTAATACTTGGGGGCAATTACCGTATATCAACGTTGCAGGGCAGGTTGGAACATATACAACTCTAACAGCATCAACAACAATTCTCACAGGAGCTACACTTGCAGCAGGAAGTAATTCTTTCGGAGTCACATTTCCGGGCGGAACACAGCCAAACCAAGGAACTCGAATTCAGTTTGTAGGAGGTGTTGTCGCACCTCCGCTTGCAAGTAATACAGCATACTATGTGTTGGGCACTACTGCATCGTCGCTATCTGTATCCCGAACAAATGGAGGACTTAATATTGTTCTCTTGGTGAATGCGAAAGAGATGTCTTCAACTCAAATAACACTCGGCAACGGGAACGACGATCCTAATTTTACGAGCGCGGGCGCGGGCGCGGGGCAAGCAATATGGTTTGCGTCCGTAACTGGAACAGCAAATGGCGGAGTGAACACAGCGACTCTCTATTACGTGAGAACTGTTTCGAGAACTTATACAAGTGATAGTTCTCCGGCAATCATAGAAGTTTCATTAACTCCAGGCGGAATAGCAATTAGTAAATAAATTACATAGAATACTGTCTATGCGTATAATAACATGCCGACGTTTCTAGATACCGCACAATCATTCACACTGAATAGTGTAGGTGATTCTATTATCACGACGGAATCCCTTACGATGACAGAGGGCATTTATTTAAAGACTAGATTGCCTACCACGACAGAAAATTACTCGATGATTTTTGGCGTAAGATCTATTGGACGAGGTGAAAGTTGGAGTTACTACATTGAATGCACTTTTATAGATGGTTCTGGTACAGCGACTATAAACTATCCGGCCAAGTCGGCAATAGTGCCAGAAACTGGACTTCTAGAAACTAGTCAAGCCCCCGTTTACCCACCAACCTCATATTCTCCAGGTGACTTATTCACGATGTATATGGACCCAAAACAGTTCAATGTAGTTCAAAACGATACTGAAATTTACACAAAACTCATATCATTCTATTTGGGTTCTTACCAGTATTACTCGGAACTCAAATCTGGTGGGCCTGGAGTCACATGCACAGACGTGCTATTTAATCCAACAGGTCATCCAGGAAAAGACGCAGATACATTTACGACTCTCACAACAGTCGATGTGGACGGAACTACTGGAAGCTATACGAGTTACTACGCTGGACCCGATAGAAACGTGTTGACTCCAACCTCATTTCGAACAGTGGGTAATCAGACTGGCCAACAAACCTTTGCAGCAAGATCTAAGGAAACTCTTTCTGGAGGCACACAGGGAATCGTGTTTGAGTTCACGCCTCAAACAATGCAGGAAACTTACGCAGACGGATACACGATCGGTCTTTCGCGACAATACAATGATCCAGCACATCCAGATACTCCTACTCCAGATACCCAATTCCTGGACTATTCGATCACGATTGGATACAGATATGGTCAATCTTACAATGCTGGAGGCTCGTTACGTTACAACATGTATGCTTACGGCGACTCGACAGTTGGATATATCCCGAACAGCTTCGAGCAGTTAGCCGCCACATATATTCCTGGAACTACGCATTTCTCAATAACGATAGATGGAGATACTGTGAATTATTACAAGGATGGAGCGTTGATTGCACACACACCATACATTCCCCTGAGTCCATATGCGAACGACAGGTTCACGATGCGCTGTCAAGTCCATAACGATAATAATGGACCGTACGATGTCACGAACGTCAAATTCTACTCTACCGGAAAAGTTGGTTCTATGGGTCCTTCATTCAGTACTCTCGTGTCCTCGAACGATCAGTATTCACATGTAATCGATCCACAAACATTCACAATCAAAAATAATGGCTACGCGACTCCTGTCTATACAAATGAACTGTTTGACTTCAAAACAGCAGGTGGTGGACATTTACAATTAAATGTTCCGGTAGTTCAAGGTGAGGATAGACTTGACTTTCAATTGATTGACAGTAATAATACTCCATTTTTAACGTTACGTGCGAGTAATTACATATTTACACCTTTAACTTATCCGAGTTGGAATGTAGACGTGTCATATGTTCCAGATGACATAGTATCATACGACGATGGACATGGAATACTCTACTACATAGCATTGGATTTCAATAAATTTAAAATACCTCCGGATTTTCCAGACACTTGGGCACTTTACTCTAATACTGGTCTCGTTGAATATGGGTCTTACGTAACTTATGGGCTTGGAGATGTGGTGCATTACGGCTTTAATGGCAATTACTACCGTTCAAATATAAACAACAACTTCAACAATGACCCACCTACTTCTCCTGATTCTTGGACTATGATAGCGAGATGGGATTTGCTGGATAGCACTAATACATCAATATTTAATTCGGTATACGATAATAACACTACAAATCTTTCGGCATATTTTGATGGATACTTTGCGACAATAACATTCGGTGGAATTACTACAACGTATAACTATTCGAATATCAGTGTACCGCCGTTGAGGTTTAGCTCGGTTAACTCTACGGGATCGAATAATAGTTTCAGTTATACTATCACAAATTTCAGGTATTATCCTACAGGAAAGCGTGGCGACTACGGAGGCCCATCTGGAGCACCAGGACCTTCTGGACCCTCAGGTCCTTCTGGGCCGTCAGGACCAGATGGTAGGCCTAGTACGATATCGGGACCATCAGGACCAAGCGGCCCCAAAGGACCATCGGGACCGTCTGGACCGTCTGGACCAAGCGGCCCCAAAGGACCATCAGGACCATCAGGACCATCAGGACCGTCTGGGCCATCAGGACCGTCTGGGCCATCAGGAGCTTCTGGACCTTCTGGACCAGTTGGGCAAGCTAGTACGATATCGGGACCATCCGGTCCTTCTGGACCATCGGGACCAGTTGGACAAGCTAGTACGATATCGGGTCCGTCTGGACCCAAAGGACCTTCTGGACCATCTGGACCAATTGGACAAGCTAGCACGATATCTGGACCATCTGGTCCTAATGGACCATCGGGTCCGTCTGGTGCACTTGGTCCCACCATTAGTCAGCTCGCAATAGACGCTAATGCAACTTTGGTCGATTCACAAACATTTATTACAGGTCAATTTGACCGAGCAATTATAACGTCAATAGGGTTTAACATTAAAGATGGAGGCGCGTTTTTCAGTTGTGAATTACCAACTATTACGGCAGGCGGAGACGATGCGATAATAAATTTTCAAAATGCCACTGGTGACATTGCTCTCAGTTTTAGAATGTATACTTACGACAGCTATTACACAGGGTATGTCGTAATCGATTACGATGGCAATATTGGCCCTTCCGAGCCCGTAATTGGATTATACGCTCCGTTAGATTTATTTGAAGTTTACTTTGACGGGGAAAATGCGAACATAACAATTGGTGGTGTTTTTTACGGAGTAGTTAGTTATTCTAATTTCCTAGCAGTTAACGGAGCCCAGCCGGTCCAAGCGCTTATATATACAGACGGCAATATCAATTTTTATACATTTAACAAAGTTCTATATTACCCAACTGGCAAAAACGGCGTTCGAGGATCATCTGGCCCGTCGGGACCGTCTGGAGCATCTGGAGCATCTGGCCCGACTGGACCGTCTGGAGCTAAAGGACCGTCTGGACCGTCTGGAGCTAAAGGACCGTCTGGACCCTCTGGAGCGACAGGACCTGGTGGACGCAATTTGACACAACTAATCGCTGGTAACAACTCTCAAGTTACGGATGCAAGTACATTTACGCTTTTCAATGGAGGAGATTCGATTGTAACAACCAATGGAGGATATGATGTGTTCACATCAGGGGCGGTATTAACATTTGAACCTCCGCAAATTTTAGGTGTAAGCGATGTTATCACTATCAACATAACAGGAGTAAGTACCGGCACAAATTTTTTAGCCATAGAGTTATCGTATAACGCTACTACACCACTGTCAAATATCAAATTGACAGACTTTAACGGCAATGAGTATGGTCCAACAGCTTATTACGCAAACAATACATTGGAAATTATTATGGATGGTTCATATATTGTAACATCTTTCAGTAGTCAACTAATAAATTTGGCTCCCCCGATTTCTTACGCTAATGTCTTTCTTACAGAAGGCGGTCAAGGGAATTTAAGCGATTTGCTTCAACTTTCTATATATAAGAATAATACACCCAATGATTATACATTCGCGAATTTCTTTTGGTATCCGATTGCGAAACCATCTACGAAATCTATAACGAATTTAACTGGTATTGGGAATAATTCGTTCGTTGTTGATTCTAGAACAGTAGTATTGGGGTTTTATCAATCAGATACTCCTACTATTAAATGTGATTCTGCGTATGATTTGCTACACGGAGGGGCATTTTTTACGTGTACGCTTCCTTTAATACCAGATGGCTACGCAATTTATATATACTTTCGGAATATAGGAAATAATGACAACTATTTAACCCTAACTATGACCACGAATGACGAATCTTCTTCTTATATTACAGCGTCGAACTTCGATGATACGTATACTAGCGATATTTATACTCCAACTGGGCTAGGGTCTGTCTTAACAGTAAATTTTACCGGCACGTATGTGAATATTCAAATTGACGGAGTAGATTATAGTTATGGACCATTGAATTATTCAACTATATTAACTTCTAATCCAGTGAATGTAACGTTCCAAACAGGAAGCAACAACTCAACGACATACGTAATAAATAACATTGAATGGATTCCTACTGGAAATATTGGACCACAAGGAGCTACAGGACCACAAGGACGAACATACACGACGTTGGTAGATGCCAATCTTAATCACGGAAAGCTTCTTGATACAACATCCTTTTACGCATATGGGGGTTCACAAGGACTATTGATATATAGTCTTGAAAAACTCAATGCTTATTCAGAGGGGTTTTATTTACAGTTTAATTTTCAGCAGTCCGCAGTGGAAGGCAACAGCGTAAAATTTGTCATCAGCAACACTTCATCACTAAGTGGTTACATGCTATTACTTAATGTAAGTTGGGACGGTTCTAGTTCGCCATCCTGTAATTTAGATAATGGTATAGATGTACCCGTAACAATTACTGGGACTGGGGGGCTTGCGTCGTTATATTTTGATGGAACAACTGCGTTTTTGACATATAACGGAACTCAACAACTCTTAGACTGTAGCGCATATACTGGTTCTCGAATTGTAGGACTCTATGTATTTAATGGGAACAATGACGGTAATTATACTTTTGATAATATCCGATATTACCCGACTGGACAAAAGGGGCCATCGGGACCTAATGGAGCATCTGGACCTTCGGGACCGTCTGGACCGGTAGGTGCTAGTGGACCTTCGGGACCGTCTGGACCGGTAGGTGCTAGTGGACCTTCGGGACCTAAGGGACCTTCTGGGCCATCTGGGCCATCGGGGCAAGCAAGCACGGTATCCGGTCCATCAGGACCATCGGGGCAAGCAAGCACGGTATCCGGACCATCGGGGCCATCAGGACCGTCGGGACCTGTTTCGACACTCATAACTCCGTCTGTGAACTCATCGGCTTCGACATTAACACTCACGAGTGGAAATGCAGGAACCTATTTCATTCTCACAAATAGCGCATTCCCAGGCATCAGTCTTCCAACTGGCGCAATCACAGTTGGGTCATATTGGGTGTTGAAAAACAATACGACCACGTATTTGTCTTTGGCTGTTGCAAACAACAGCAACTTGTCGACAGTTCTAGTTATCCCACCCCAGAACTCGATAAGCATTGTAGTAACCGTGTCGGGTTCACCTTCGACATTTGTTTTAGTATAAATACACAATGGCATCATATGAGTTGCCCCCACAGAAACCCATATGGGGATTCGATCCACGAATTATGCCTGGATGTATTCTGTGGATAGATGCGGCGGATACGTCACGATTCACTTTGAATGGAAGTAACGTCCTCACCGCAATTCAAGACAAGAGTGTTCTCAATAACACCATGACGACGACAACTACAGGGGCATCGTCAGCAGGGTATGTGTGGAACGCCACAAACTTCAATTCTTCGTATCCAGCCTTCTTCACAAACAGCGGACTTCAAAACTGTAATATCGGCGCAACGTCGTCTTTGAGCGCTTACGCAACTCCAATGACTATGTTTGTGGTGGGAAGATACGACGGAATATCGAGTTCTGGAAACGGGTATTTGTTTGATTCTACTGCACGCATCTCGATGAACGGGCCAAATACTGCAAACGCAGTAACGAATGGACTTTCGACGGGAACGGCTACGGGAACAACCATTACCGAAACCTTTCCATCTGGAAACTTTATAAATTCCGTGGTGATGAATGGCGCTTCATCGGTTCTGTATACGAACGGAACATCCAGCGCAACGGGAACTCTCACCAATGCTGTTACGTTTGGGGCTGCAGTCGCAGTCGGGTCTCAATACACAAACAATTCTGCATGGTATGGCGCGATATGCGAGGTTTTGTTTTTCAATTATGCGCTTGGAACTACGGAACTTCAACAAGTGGAAGGATATTTGGCGTGGAAATGGGGATTACAAGCAAGTTTGGCGGCCGGACATCCATACAAGAACAATGTGACGGTGGTGAAACCGTTCTTAAGACAGTTTCGGCCAGTGGATGTTTCTACGCCATGCCTTTTGTGGTTTGATGGAGCAGACGCATCTACTGTAACTGGAACATCGACTGTAACGGCTTGGAACGATAAGAGCGGAAACGCGAATCACATAAATTCCTTTTCAGCAACTGCGCCATCTTACAATTCTTCTACTGGTCTTTTGACGTTTTCAGGTGGAACTGGCGCAACATCCAGCGTAGTCAATGTTACGAGCGCAAGCGCATGGACAGCGTTTTTCGCAGTAGTGTTGAGTTCAGGGTATACAGATACTGGCACTCTGCAATATTTTCGCCCTCTTTCTCACACTTCACCAACTTGGTTTGCTTCAATTAGTAGAGGATCTTATAATACTACTGTAACAGGGGCATCTATTTCTGGAAGCAATACTGTCTATACTATGGCAAGCACGGCGCAGTTTACGGCAGGAAATACTGTCACGATTTCTGGAATCACATTAGGGTCTGCGACTGGATATAATGGAACTGGAACAGTCCAAAGTGTTGTGACGAACGTGTCCGTCACTGTGAATATTACATCGACAGGAACTCCAACGTCCTATACTGGCGCAATTATGTTTCGGTCAGGCGGAGCATCCGTTGTCAGTTTTAACTCGGAAACGAACAGCGGGTCTGGGCCGTTTGCCAATCTTGGGAGTTCTCTTACATATAATTCGCTTGGCGGGGATACATTCATACTCGCTATGAGTCAAATAAGCGCAACGCCGTCTTATGTTTTGACCGTAAATGGAACTTTTCCATCGGTGAGTTCTCCAAACGCAGCATCCACATTCACGTCAGGAAAAAATCTTACGGTTGGAACCATTTCTGGCGGTTTGTCGCATCAGATTGGCGAAATCCTGTTTTATGATGGAACATTGTCGACGCAAGACAGACAGCGAGTAGAGGGGTATTTGATATGGAAATGGGGCGCCCAGAGAACTTCTTATCCAGGCGCAAGCACCAACATAACAAGCGCTCATCCGTATTATTCGTTTCCGTCCGCAGCTACGACGCCCTTCGACCTGCGAATTTTCGGAGGCGTAGATTTATGGCTGGATGCGGCTGATTCGACGACCGTAAGTTTTTCATCAGGTTCAACCGTCAGTGTATGGAGCGATAAGTCTGGAAACGGAAGGAATGCAACTGCTGTTTCAACCGATATGACATATGTAACCGCTGGATTAAACGCCCTGAACACAATCCGAGGGAATCAAACTGCAGGAACTACTAGTTCTGGATTCACAACTCCTTCTTTCGCCATATCCACCACAAACTCTGTGAGCGTATTTGTAGTTTACAATCAGCTGGTAGTTCCTACATCTGCAGTGAATGTTGATTCAACTTTTATAACCATGCCGACAAGCACAAACTTGAATGTTTTCACGCGAACAACAAACGGAAATACAACTACATCGTTTTTTTCACGAGTAAATGGAGTTACTAGCGGCTCTTATAGTATTGCGATTCCGTATGCTTCAATTTTCGACTTCGTATATTCTCCTGAAACAGGAACTAATTATGTGAATGGAAGTTCTGTTGTAACATTAACAACTACTACTGGAGGAACTGCAGCACTTAACAGTTCGTTTATTCTAACTTTGTTTTCTGGAGCAATGCAGGGGGATATTTGTGAACTCGTCATTTATAAGTCCGCGCTCACTAAAACCCAGCGCTTACAAACGGAAGGTTATTTGGCGTGGAAATGGGGATTACAGACGTCTTTACCAACGACGCATCCATACAGAAAAGTCATGCCTTAATTCTTGGAGACGAGAATGGACAGTCTCGGGAGCGTGTAAGAATAGGACAGCGTCATACCTGGAAGTTTTGAGGAAATGGAAGCGAGGATGTCGGAAATAGAAATACCCGAACAGAATTCCAAATACTGGAGTCTAGGTCGAGAAACTCCGTCAGAGCATGTGGTCGGAACGTCCACCGACACCGTCAGGACAGTGAACATGTCGGGGAGCCGAAGAGACGCCCATTCAAGAAGTTTTGGTTTCAAAGTCATCGCATCCAACTCCAGAAGCTGAGACGTTATAAGTTCCTTCGTATCCGACTCACGCTGCAGAAGTATTGCGTGATCATTCATGATATCGTCGAACGAAACCACATTTGGAACAGGGTCAGGAACTACAACTGGGATGTCTTCGCTCATTTACTTATGACCGTCATAGAATATTCCGCCGTTAAAGCAATATGTTCGCGATTGAATGGATATTCATTGGCGTCATCGCGGGTCTTTTATTGGCCTCAACGGTTGTCCCGCCTGCTCGAAAAGATATGCAGTTGCCGACACCGTTCAATAAGTCAGTGTATAGAACGCCAACCGGATGTGTTCGCTTTCAGACACAAGAAGTCGCGTGCTCCGACAACGCAACCTCTCTGAATTTCATCGCGTCCTCACACAAATAGGATGTTCGTTCCTCAAATCACCAAACTCCTTCATAACCCACACAGCATCAAGGTCCTTTCCTTCATTGTAGGATTCGGACTCGCGATCCTGATTTTTCACAAACCGTTTGATACGTATCTTACGTTAGGTGTGTCTGTAAAGGATGTTGAAGAACATACGATTCGCCATGATGGAAAATGCTACAAGTATCGCGCGGAAGATGCTCCGTGCGAAATCTCCGACTCTAAATAAACATGTCGGACGGTGCAACGAATCTTAGCGATTTACTTGGCGGCGGACCCGTCCAGTCACCTTCTTTCGCCCCTATGGTGACCGGTGGAGGTGACCCTTTCATTGCACCACAACCATCAAATCAGCCTGCAATGACTCTCAAGAGTGCCGATGCTAGTTTTTATACAGTATATCGCGCATTCAAAAATCTACTCACATATATCTCTTTTTTCCTTGCAGCGGTCATCATTTCTCTTCCAGCACCTCGGCATCTGTTCTTGCAGTATATCCCGAACACATATACCTCTGGTGGTGTTGTGTCCTATATGGGCGCAAGCATTCTTGGTCTAATTGCCATCTCCATCTCTTACGTTCTCAGCACGCTCTTAAACGTCTTAGTGTAAATCAGCAAGAATACACATACTTCCTCAATCCATACGCTTTCATACACTTCCGAAGAAACATCTCGCAGTCAGCACATGGCTTCGAGTTTCTGATTTCTCCGCGTTTGTTTAGGCGGACGACTTCGAGCGTACATCCGCTCAGTTGTGAAATATCTCCAAGACGTTTCACAACTGCCCGTTCCGCATGAATACTCTGGTCTGACCATCCCGAGCCTCGGCAACGTGTTCCAAGAACGTTCCTAGCTTGAGCAATAATCTTACCACGCCTAGCTATTGTTGCGACATGAAATTCGGTATTATGGACTTTCATATAGTCCATTCTGATGTTACCAAAACATATTGGTATCTGCAAAATCCGTTTTAAACGATACGGCAGAGTAGATATAATGAGCCGTCTATTTGATGTGTGGGCGTATATGCGCAGAAACTCCAAAGGATATGTTAACGATTCACCCGCACATATCCATCCACGCATAATGTTTGGCCCAGGGTGTTCATTACAGACTCCAAACTTTGTAGAAAGACATTCTATCACACATGTTATTAATTGCGCGTTTGACCAAGATTGTCCTCAGTGGATTCGCGAAGAGTTTGGAGATAAGTATGCATGTTTGAATGCCGTTGATAGTTTGGATGCATTTATTCTCATGTGGTATCCTGAATTTGAAAGCACTATGCAGAAGTTCCTCCAAGAACCAGGGTCAAGAACAGTGTATGTTCATTGTCAATGTGGAATTAATCGAAGTGGGTTTTTGTGTGTGGCGTATGCATGTAAGAAACTAGGGTATAGTTACGATGATGTAATTCGCAGTGTTCTGAAGCAGAGGCCATGTGCTCTGACAAATCCGAAATACAGAGTCCAAGTCCATCATTTTTGTCATAATTAATACTTTCACAGGAGAGTCTCCATCCATTCATATGGACAACGTCTTCCGAACCAAGAAATACCGTGATACGCCGTTGCGTGCAAAAACGCATCCGCTCGTCACTGGAACGCTAGATTCAATTCATCAGTCTATCGTGTCAGCATTGAAAGACACAGACATTACTGAATTAGAGACCAGAAGAACCGAAATACTTGAACTCATTGAAATTATTAGAACATCGTCTCACCTCGAAGATATTTTGGAAGCTTCGAAACTGGCTGGAGAATTAGAGTCTATTGAAGTAGCACTGAAACAAGCAGACCCAGTGGAAGCATATTATTTGAAGAACGCAGATATCATGATGAAGTATTACGGGACACAGGAAAAGGCCCAGGTTGCGTCTATACCGGGGAATAACAATACGTTCATGAAGTATTTGAATACGAGTTTACCTTCAGAATCCGCAGTTTCCAAGAAAGAACTGTTTGAGACGTATGCGTCTCGCATGAAACTGAATACTGTTCAGCCTACAGAATTAGATAGGACGGATTCCGTCGAGCACTGTTTATCCTGTAACGTCGCAAGAGAAGAACTTAGCGAAGAAGGTATTCTCATTTGTCCTCTGTGTGGGTCAGAGGAACACATGTTGGTCGTCTCTGATTTCCCGAGTTTCCGTGACCCGCCGAAAGACAGGAATAATTACGCTTACAAAAAGATTAATCACTTGAACGAGATTCTGAATCAGTTCCAAGCGAAAGAGTCGACTATCATTCCAGACGATGTTATGCATGAAGTCGTGTGCGAAATCAAGAAAAGGCGTATCCAGAACATTGCCGAATTGACGGAAAAGGATATGCGTGAAATCCTGAAGAAACTCAATAGGTCCAAATTTTATGAGCACGCGACGCATATTCTGTCACGATTGAATGGAAACCCGCCTCCGACCATCACCCCCGAAATAGAGGAAAAGGTCCGTGCGATGTTTCAGGAAATTCAGGCGCCGTTTCTGATGTACTGTCCAGACGACCGCACGAATTTCCTGTCGTATTCTTACATTCTGTATAAGTTCTTTGAATTGCTCGAGCTAGACGATTACAAGGTGTATTTCCCCTTGCTAAAGTCCAGAGACCGACTGATTGCCCACGACGAGATATGGAAGAAGATATGCGATTACTTGAAGTGGGAATTCATACAGTCAGTTTAGCGGCGCAGGGCCTTTCCGGCGACCTTCCAAAGCAGGACATAGGCGAGGACGAAAACGACCGCGTGGGTGGCCGCAACCGTGAGGGTGGAACCTCCAGGGGGCAGAGAGACCACGACGCCGGGGGTAAGGACAAAGAAGAGGGCAGCGAGCACAAGGAGTTTGGCGTACATTTTTATACTTAAACGCAAAGAAAAATTTACAGGACATTGAATTCATAGTCACTTCCTCCTAAAAATTGAAGAAAATGAGGGATCACTCCTGCCCCACGGCCGTAGCTGAGGTCGCCTCCTGGATAACAGAGATATGGCATCCCGGGCATATGGTTTGGCATGTCTTTTGGGCATTTTGCATAGCAAAGCCCATCGACCTTGTCTGTATGGTCCGAAGGGCCGGGTCCGGGACATACACCTCCGTGATCGAGTCGGCCAATAACATTCCCTCCTTTGCACTCCCAATGTCCTGGTTCCCATAAAGGCTTCCAAGAGTCTCCGCCACAAGATATAGGTTGCCTACAAGTCAGCCCGTCATTCGTCCACCCAGCTGGACAATCTTCTAGTCCAACAGGAGTCCCTACTCCAATATTCGTGGAATCCACCCAACAAACTGGACCTACCCCATGGTACCCTTTGCGACAGGGCGTATAACATAATCCGGTATCTAAATCCGATTTATCTTTTGGACACGTGAATGGAGTCAATGATGCAACAGGGTGACCGAATACTCTTAATTGAGTCCATGTGAGATATAGCATCTCAAATTCTCCAGTCAATTTATCTATCCAAAACGTAGATGTATTGATCTGGAAGTTCTCGTAAACTGGTTTGATTGCAAAAATGAATAATACAAGAACCACTCCGACCGTCAAAATAGCGACGAGGTCCATTGTGTGTTGGCGTGATATTTTCACACGACAAACATATACCTAAAAATTATGTGGGGACAACATCTCGTTATTGATGCTGCTCGTTGTGCACCTCAAAAGATTCGTTGTCCTCAGAACATTTACCTGTTCACGGGCGCACTTGTGAAGAAGATTGATATGGTTGCATATGGTCCTCCACAGATTGTCATGTTCGGTACAGGAAATAAGAAGGGATATACGCTAGTTCAACTCATTGAGACCTCCAATATTTGCGCCCATTTCGTGGAGGAGACAAACGATATGTATTTGGACGTATTCAGTTGTAAGGAGTTTGACCCTCATGTGGTCGCGGGCGTCATCGCAGAATACTTCAAGCCTGACGATATCACCACTCGATTTCTGATTCGTCAAGCACCTGAACTCAAGTGAATTTACACGGTCGGGAATTGATATTCTTAAATGACTGACGAGGTGTACTATCAATATTCAGATTTCATAACGAATGTTTTGAAGTCTGGGGATATAAGTAATTTTAAAAATAACCCGAGTTACTGTTACATGCTAGAGCACTGCTCTGAAAGTATCGGACGAGGGTACTTGAACGAGATTTTGACTACTACACTGATAAGTTTGAGAGACATAGTTGAGTTTTGCAGAATCAACGATTCAATTGGCAACCCTGTGCGTTCGAAGTATGGGGAAATTGAGGTTAGTCCATCCAGTCTACGTTATATTTATCACGCACACCTTGCGTTAAGTCACTTTAAATCTGTTAACGATGGGCGCCCAGTATCTATCGTTGAAATAGGAGGCGGTTACGGAGGGCTATGTCTTGCAGTTGACTATTTCAATAAATACTATAACGTTCCAATTCAGGAGTATAACATAGTAGATCTTGGCCCGGCTACGTCTCTACAGGAGGTATACCTTTCTAAATTCACCCTTTCAATTCCTACTAAGTTTCACTGTTCAGATACATATGGAAGCGAAATCGTCAAGAACTCACAGACATATTTAATCAGCAATTATGCATTTAGCGAAATTGCGTTGTACCATCAGCAAAAATATATAGATATTTTATTCCCAAAGATTCATCATGGGTTTATGACTTGGAATTTTATTGATCTTTATGATTTTGGGTTTTCTACCATGGTTACTCCGGAAGTTCCGAATACACATGACGGATCAAATAGATATGTTAGGTTTTAATTTACCAATCGTAGTCCTCCTCTAGGATACGTTCATACTCTTCGTCCAAACTCTCGCCATCGTCGGAAGAGATGTAGAAAGCGGTATTCAAAAGGTCAGGTTTCGGGTCATACTCTTCCAACAGGGCGAACATCTTCTCGCTCTGTTCGAGTAGGTAAGACTCAACCACCATTCCAGCTGGCGGCGGCATGCCAATCGACTCGTATGCGGGGATACCGATCTTTGTGCAGATCATGGACCACATCATTTTAATCGATTTTATGTTTCTTGGGGGGAGGTGCGTCAGTAATTAGTTCGTCAGATTCTCGTTCTCGTTTCATTGATGCTGTCTGTTTCTACACAAGTTTAAATCCATTTTCGATGGTCACGCAAACGGTCCATGGATATCCGCCGCAAGACGACAGTCTCCATTCTTACCCTTTACAGTTCCAGCTGGGCATGGAGAATCTACCTTTGTATCAGGATTTTCAAATCCTTCCAGCATAGGACGAAGATACATGTAAATCAGGTAATTCGCGACGGTGAAATACAAACTGTGAATCACTGCTTGTTCAAGAAGAGTTCCTCCTGGCGGAATGCGTATATGAACGCCCGGCACGAGTATCATGAACAGGAGTGCTTTCAGAAACAGATTTACCCACATTTACAATAACACTGTGAATTTTTATTGAATTAGGGGTTTCACCAAATAGAACGCATAATATTAAAAATGCGTCTAACAGATATTCCAGTCGTGTTTATTTGCCCAGACCACAATGAGAAATACAATGCGAGGAAAAAGCATATGTTTTCTCTTCTCGAAGAAATAGGCTTCAACGATATTACATTTTTTAAGAGCCGAACAGATTTGTATAATGGTCTTAATATCGCGCACGCAGTATCTGAAATTCTAAAGACGCGGTTGGATGATAACCCTGTCCTAATTGTAGAGGACGACATCGAGAAAACTGAATGGTTTCAGACGGAAATCGATATCCCGAAGGATGCAGACGCATTCTATTTGGGATTTTCGCGGATGCGGAGAGCAGATAACGGTATGGAAGCCGTTCCAACCAATATGTCTGCTATAATAGAAGATGTTGGTCCAAATCTCATTCGAATTAAGAATATGTTATCGACGCACGCCCAGATTTTTGTAAGCAAACGAATCAAAGAGGCCACGATTTGCCTTTACCGGCAGATTGTAGCATTAAACTCTCAAATTCAGAATGATCTTATAAGTTCAACGCTGCAATTAACATGTAATGTTTACGGTTACACATATCCTTTATTTTATCAATCTATGAAACACAATAACCATTACGCGGTAGAATATTCTACCAGGTTTAGTTTTTCTCCACGGTTCGTCATGCCGTTTGAATGCCCCTATAGTTATTAATAAGTAGGACCTCCTGTCGGAAGACAGTCTCCGCCTTCTGTCTTCTTGTATCCGTTCGGACATACTTCTCCGTAATTCCCAAAACCCTCACGCCAGTTCCAATAGACGTACATGACCGCGGACGTCACGAGCGAGAACAGGACAGCGTGAACGACAAGGACAGTTGCCTTTGTACCGCCAGGTGGAATGCGTGTTAAAACTCCAGGCACGAACGCGACGAAGAGCACTGCTGCAAGAAAACTACTTATGAGGTCCATTTACTCATTTAGGTCGGAAGATTTCTTAGAGCACGAAGAACATCCAGGAGAAGCAACGCGGATTTTTGAATAATTTACAGCGACGAACATAGCAAGAGCTATCAGCGAAAGGGCAATCCATATCCAGTCCATTTGTTCTTATAATTTCTTTCTTTTCACCCGAAATAACTTAAACCCATGCTTCGTTCTAATGAGAACACAGAATGATTGTCGATTGTTTTACATTTTATAATGAACTTAAGATGCTTATGTTTCGCCTAGAGTATCTTTGGGATACAGTCGACCACTTTGTAATAGTAGAGGCTACCACCACACATGCAGGGAACCAGAAGCAATTGTATTTCAAAGAAAACAGAGAAATGTTTTCGAAATACTTGAGTAAGATTGTTCACATTGTTGTTGAAGATATGCCCCAAAGTACGGATTCTTGGGTACCAGAGCGCTTTCAGAGAAATTGTATCGAGCGTGGGATTGAGACTCTAACTTTATCGGATTCTGATTTAATTATGGTATCAGATTGCGATGAAATTCCTAATAAACATACGATTGCATCTCTCCATGGAAACTCTCAATGTGGAATTTATGCATTAGACCAAAAGATGTATTATTACAACTTTTCAGGTATTCTTAACTTCCCTTGGCATTTTGCAAGAGTTCTAAATTACAAGACTTATAATGATATTGGGCGGTCTCCACAAAATGTTCGAACAGCAAATTCGATCCTCAATTTAAAAAATGGCGGCTGGCATTTCTCATATTTCGGAAGTCCGGAATTCATATCAAATAAGATAAAGAATTTTGCACACCAAGAGTTCAATTCTTCAGATTATACGGATATAGATAAAATCAAGAGCCGGGTCGATAACAATCAAGATCCATATGGGAGGTATTGGGTTCAATTGGAAAATTCAGATATTGACCCAGCATCATTACCTGAAAACTATGAGATGCTTCTGAACATGTGAACATATACTTACACACATTTAACAAAACAAATCAAAATGATGTATTCTAGGCTCCAATTTTGGAAAGATAAGGGGTTTTCTCCAAAGGTCATTTACGATATTGGCGCACATCAGGGATCTTGGACACGTGAAACGAAAAAGATATTTACCGATGCATCTTTTCATTTATTCGAAGGTTGTTCTGATAATAATTCTCATAATACAGAGCTTTCGTATCATAATATTCTTCTAGGAAAGGAAGAAGCACTTGTTGATTTCCACTGTGTAGATCCTGGATTCGTGTACGGAAACACTGGAAATTCGATATACCTCGAGCTTACAGATGCGTTCATCGGCGACAACTATCGCACGATTAAGCAACAGATGTATAAACTAGACGATTATATTACTAAGAATGGTATACCATCGCCAGATTTTATTAAAGTAGATGTTCAGGGCGCAGAACTAGATGTTCTTGATGGAGGTCGAGAATGCTTGAAAAATTCGACATTCGTGCTTTTAGAAGTGAGTTTACACAGATACAATGTTGGTGCCCCTCTATTCGCCGAAGTAGTTCGGTATATGGACGAGCACGGTTTTGAGGCTGTAGATATTCTGGAATTGCACAATATTGATTGGTATACATCCGGGCAAATTGACATTCTGTTTGCCAAGAAAGGTTCTGGGTTTCGTCTTGAGTCATTCAGGTCAGCTGACAGACATTAGAATCACCTTCTAAAAATCATATCATTAAACTTTTTCATAATATTTTTCGGACTAAACTCCATATAAGCGTTCCAGTTATCTTTTCTACGAATGATGTCTTGAATGTTGCTAAAAATACCCAAAAGTTCTTCTTCATTCGTGTATATCAACGCCTTGTCTTTGAGAATATTTATGTGTTCTACATCTCCAATTCGACATGTTATTACTGGCTTATTGCTACAAGAAAACTCGGCGACTGCAAGTCCGAATGTTTCTCCAATCTGTCTTGCATGAATCATAGCATCACATGTATTTATAAACCTTGCCTTTGTATAATTATCAATAGTTCTATCCAAATAAATTATTCTAGGATGTTCGTAGAACTTGTCGGTATTCATGAAAAGAAAGTAAGTGTTGCTTGATATTTCTAGGTATTCTTTAATACAGTCGTGAACAAACGATATATTAAATTGATTAGAACCTCCATGTCGCCCTATAACCGTCGCATCCAAAGGTATTCCCAAGTGTTTCCGAAAATTTTCATTACACTCGGGAAGAGTGACGATGTATGGGGTAACAGGAACCATCGTATTGAACCTGTCATTCAAGCAGCCAGATATACTCATATAATAATCTCCTTCTGGGTGTGTCGTATCGAATACACAATGCTTTATTGTTTTGCAACCATTCCATAAATCCTTGTTATCGAATTGATAAAAATCTTGACCGCCGTGTGTCTGTGTATAGAAAAAGTTTAACTTGTACTTTGAGATAATATCTTTCATTTCAGAAATATCATTTATTTCTATTGTCGGAAATCTGGATGCAAACATGGGGTATGAAACTCTATCGGCAAAATAAGAAAACTTCTGTTGAACAGCTTCTGTGAAACAAATAATATAACTCTTGTTTCCAAGAATGGTTTCATTATAATGGGCATAATTGAATGCAGAGTTTTCTGTTCCACCAGAAGTGAAATGACGAATAAAGAACGCGACGTTCATTGTATGAATGTAAACGTACCCTTGAGTTTAAACGGAATGTATGGTTAAATTATCGATAACAACTGCGAAGCAAGACACTGTTATACCGGAACACCTCAATATTTTTCATACTTTAAACGTAGTTGGAATAAATACTATAGATGGGAATCCCCTTTTACTTTGCTAGTTTAATCAAGTCCCATAGAAGCATTACACGAACTGTGAAACAAAGGTTGGATGTAGACGTCCTTGGTATAGACTTCAACTGCCTTATTCATCGATACTTGAAGGAGGATAACCCGGTTGGGTCGGTTGTGGATGCGTTCGCGCACATGCTAGAAACCGTATGTAGACCCAAACATCTTCTTATCGCAATGGATGGCGTGGTTCCGTACGCCAAGATAGTGCAGCAGCGGTATAGACGTATGCGAATTAAGACAGAGGACGATAAGGGATTTGATCGTAACCAAATCTCTCCCGGGACTCCATACATGAAAGAACTGGAAGAGGCACTGAGACAGCGTTTCCCCTATGCTATATTGAGCTCCACTCTCGAAGAAGGTGAGGGCGAGCATAAACTGTTTACAATGCTGCGAACTCTTCCAGAATCGGAGCGTCGCAATGTGTGTATTTACGGTCTGGATGCCGACCTCATTCTGATTTGTCTTCAGCATTTTTCCGTCGCATCCGAAATGACCCTTCTTCGAGAGAGCGCAGAATTCAATGACCCTAAACTCTCTTCCGCCGAGTTCTCAATTCTGAATATCGCCGTTCTCAAAACTCAAATCCCCCTCCCGATTGCACAGTATGTCGCACTAATGATTCTGTGTTTTGGTAATGATTTCATGCCAAACCTTGCCATGTTTTCGTTGCGTGAAGGCGGATACGAACGTGCTCTTGAAGTGTATGAAAAGGCAGGGAATCCAGACTTATTCACATTCGATGGGCGAGATGCGTTTTTGGATATTGCTGAAAGAGATGAATTAAAGGTTCTGAAGGAGCGCATTGCTCTGCGTCGTCGTCCGGAAGAGAAAGGACTTATGGGGCGCGATGGGTCGGCATTCTACCGCCAATACTGTCTCCATAATTTGGATGGGGTTCAGAATACTGAAAAGGTTGTCGAAGCATTCTGGAAGACATTTCACTGGACGTTGTATTATTTCCAAAACAATGTTCCACTCAACTGGGACTGGGTATATCCCTATCCCGACGCGCCTCTTCTCAAACATATTTTGGAATATCCCGAAACGGCCGCAGAGAAAGGTCTGCGCACGTTTGGAATCACTCAACAACTTCAGTTTATTTTACCTGCTGTATCTTTGCGCGCATCCAAGAAGCTCGTAAAGTTCCCTGACGAAATGTATGCTGAAACAAGGCATCCGTGGATGAAACGCCATGATTGGGAAATGAAACCGCGTATTTCACTTCCGTGGAATCCATCTAGCGCCTTAACTGAAATCTCCCCCCTCTGCGCCCAATCTTGAATTGAATGGTTGCGACAGTTGATAATCCTCCACCAACTGACCCAGAATGTGTCGAATCATTAATTGCTTCAAGAACGTCTGCAGACATAAGGAATGAACGAGTACCAGTTTCCTCTTTCATGTTCCAATACTCTTCCGTGATTCTCTTCAGTTCACGTGCAAATCCAACTTTAATCATCGAATCTCCTGACATTTCACGAGCCCATGTCCGAAGCAAATAATCGATGTATTTCGTGCGATACGTGAGAGCGCTCGTTATAATAGTATTGGACCTAAAGATATCAATGCATGCCTGGACACTATCTGGTCTTGGTTTATTCAACGTCTTATTGACAGTATTGTGGGCGCGAACAATAAATAAGAAGAAATCGAACCGACTATTTGCCCATTCTGGATGCGTTTGAGTATAATTTTCATAAACAACGCTGAAATGGTTGTGACAATGAATACATGTCAATGTATCGCGAAATAAGTCCATATACCGTTTGAGTAGAAGTCGATCTGCGTTGCTTGGCGATTCCGGATATAATAAAGACACTGAATGTAGAGTCATCCAGCCCATTGGACCCCATAAACTTGTCATTCTGTTATTTACAGAGATGAAATGAATCCTGTCGTAATTCCGCCCTCTACGATATGACGGGTAAGTTCGGGAGGAGTATTTCTACCTTTTAAAAGTCCATGTTTTTCCGCCAATTCACTCACCTGTTTATTAGTCATCCTATCCAATTTACGCCGAATAGTACGACGGAGTTTTTTTGAACCAGATTCTGTGAGTATTTGAATACGTCTCCGTTTTGCGGTTTTACGTAATGGAGGGGACTTTGCAGGGTCTGATACCCCTTTCACTTTTAAAATACCTTTCAATGTCTTCCTGACATGCTTTCCTCCAGTTGGGTTTACCGTTTCCTCCTTATTTATCTGACTCGGATTAGGTGAAGAAATGTCTCCAATCTTTGTGATTACGACATGTTTTTCACTCATTCTCTTTAAAAATGAATTAGATTACATTTACGGTTAGAGTGTTAACAACAGATTATGATGGAGTGGATTGCTATTAAGTCATATTTCAACGCTAAGGGAGTTTCTCGGTTGGTTGAACATCAGATTGAATCCTTCGAGGATTTCATCCGCAATAAGATTCCTTTGATTGTTTCGTCGACCGCACCCATTGTTGTGTGGCATGAACAGGATGAGACTACGAAGAAATACAAGTATGAATTTCGGCTGTCATTTGAGAACATCACCTATATGAAACCGCGTATTCAGGAAGCAACTGGGCGAGTCAAGCCAATGTTTCCGCAAGAGGCACGTGTAAGAAACTTCACGTATGCGGCTCAAATGTTCTGTGACGTTCGATTCACTGCGAGGTTTTACAAGGGCGATGCTCTCACAGAGTTTGACGAATCTGTTCGCGTATTCTCCGGTGTATCCCTTGGAAAAATTCCAGTGATGCTAGGGTCTTCTCTGTGTATCCTGAATGACTACCCGATGACGCGAGAGGAGATGGGAGAGTGTCCGAATGACCCGCTTGGTTACTTCATTATCCATGGAAGTGAGCGTACCATTCTCTGCCAAGAGAAGGTTGCCGATAATCGCATTATGGTATTCACGAATAAGAAGACTGTTTCCAAGTACACGCACTCTGTGGAGACCAAGTCTCTTCATGAGTCGTTCACAACTCCTCCTAAGAAGTTGCAGATTCGCATTTCGTCGAAGTTCAATGGATTAGGATACCCTCTTACAATCTGCGTTCCTCGTTTCCGAGAGGATATCCCACTTCCTGTATTCTGTCGAGCACTTGGAGTTGAAACCGATGAAGATATTGCGAACCTTATTTGGAAAGGAGATACTGTAAACGCAGAGACCCTCATTGCGTCGTTCAAGGAATGTGCTGATGCGAACGTCTATACTCGCAATGACGCAATTGAGTATTTGTCTCGGCATCTGCAGTACGCGACATCCCACGATGATAAGTGTGCGTATGTTCGAAGTCTTCTTGAGTCAGAATGTCTGCCGCATGTAAAGTTTGGCGGAGATATGGCAGATTCTAAGACTTTGGAGGCGCGCAAGTGCATGCTCATCGCGTCCATGGTTCGTCGTGTTATTCTAACGGAACAGGGAAAGGTTGCTATTGATGACAGAGATGCATACCCGAACAAGCGTATCGTTACGACTGGATCTCTTCTCACCCATCTGTTCCGCCAACTCTTCCAGAAAGTTTGTAAGGATATTCGTGGCAAGTTCGTGAATGAGGTAAACAACGATACGTGGAAGCGATGCGAGGTGCCTCAACCTCTGGATGTTCTGAACGTCAATAATCTATACAAGATTCTGAAAGTGTCGACTATTGAAGGGAAACTGAAGCAAGCGTTAGCGACAGGGAACTTTACAGTCCAGGGTCTTGGAACATCCGGGGCTGCATCTATGTCGAGCGCAACAAAGGTTGGAGTTTCACAGGTTCTGAATCGTATGTCATACCTTGCAACAATCAGTCATCTGCGCCGTATTCAAACACCAGTAGAGAAATCAGGGAAGTTGCTTGCGCCTCGTAAACTTCATGGAACCAGCTGGGGATACATGTGCCCAGTTGAGACTCCAGAAGGTCATTCTGTAGGCATTGTGAAGTCTATGGCAATGTTGACATCGATCACTCAACACACTCCATCAGCAGTGACTCTCAAAATATTGGATTCATTCGGTTCAATTGACTGGGTTAGGAACATCAAGAATTATGATGGAACCGAAATTCTCGTGAATGGAGTTATTGTCGGTTATACCCACGACCCAGTTACCGTTCATGCTAAACTCAAGGAAGCAAAGCTGAATTTCCAGCTCCATCCTCACACGGGTATCGCTTGGAATATCCTCCAGAACAAGATTTCTATTGAGTCCGATGGCGGCCGTGTCGTGAGGCCACTCTTCCGTGTAGAGAATGAGGTTTGTATGTCACCCCCAGCCTCAAATGTCTGGAACGACTGGGTTCAGTCCTGTATCGAGTATATTGATTCGTCAGAGTCTGATACGGTGAGGGTGGCAATGATACCAAAGGAGATTACGAAGTTCCATACGCACTGCGAGATTCACCCCACAATGATTCTGGGCCATATGGCATCCAGTATCCCGATGTCCGACCATAATCAGTCGCCTCGAAACACATATCAGTCAGCGATGGGCAAGCAAGCAATCGGGATGTTTGCTAGAAACTATGCGAAGCGCCTCGATAAGAACGGATACATATTCTGCCAACCTGCACGGCCGTTCGTAGAGACTCGCACCATGCGCATCCTGAAAACAGAAGACATGCCGTTCGGTATGAATGCGATCGTGGCAATCGGGATTTATGGAGGGTACAACCAGGAGGATTCCGTGATTCTCAACAAGTCTGCCGTGAATCGCGGTCTGTTCCGCACGCTGTATTATACGATGTATAAGGACGAAGAGCACCGAAATGTCACGTCTGGTAAGGAAGAGAAGTTCATGCGCCCACATCGTGACAATACGAGAGGGTTCAAGACATCATCTTACCACGCAATTCAGGAAGATGGTCTGCCTTCTGTCGGTGCTGTTATTAATGAGAACGATGTTGTCATTGGAAAGGTCACGAACCTCAAGCAGGACACGAATGGGTATGCGTATCGCGATTCTTCCACGACACACAAGAACTCAGAGACGTGCCGTGTGGATGGAGTATGGCAGGACAAGAATTCAGACGGATACCCTTTCGTAAAGGTCCGTGTCGTTTCTGAGCGTGTTCCGGAAGTTGGAGACAAGTTCTCCAGTCGCCACGGTCAGAAGGGAACGTGTGGAATCCTGTTGAACGAGGACGATATGCCTTACACTGCGTCCGGTCTGCGTCCCGACCTCATCATGAACCCTCACGCAGTTCCTTCACGAATGACGATTGCGCAACTCATGGAGACTATGTTTGGAAAGGTATGTTCTATGAAGGGCACGCTGGGCGACGGAACGCCATATTCGCATCTGACACAAAAGGAACTCCGAGAGCAGATGATTGCACTGGGAATGCATCCGTATGGCAACGAGATTCTGTATAACGGTCAGACAGGAGAGATGATGGAGGCAGAAATATTTATGGGTCCTACATTCTATCAGCGGCTGAAGCACATGGTGATTGATAAGAAGCATTCTCGTGCACGTGGACCGATTGTCTCTCTGACACGCCAGCCGTGTGAGGGTAGGTCTCGAGACGGCGGTCTGCGCGTTGGAGAGATGGAGCGCGATTGTATGTTGTCTCACGGCGCTGCGATGTTCACAAAGGAGCGTCTGATGGATGTCTCGGATCCATTCACAACTGGTTTCTGTAAGTCTTGCGGAACGCTTGCCGTCGTGAACGCGAAAGAGAATATCTACCATTGCGGATCGTGTGGCGCACAGACGCACTTTGAGTTGAAGACGATTCCGTATGCTGTCAAGTTGTGGGCTCAGGAACTAGAGGCAATGCACATTGTCCCTCGCATGGTGTTTGAGTGAAAGAATTATGATTTAACAAATTTCTTTTGGACATAATTTTGTACTGTTGTTCAATTGACTGTATATCGACAGATCGACCATCATTCGCCGTAAACACTGCTAACCATGGTCTAATATCGTCAGTTCGAAATCTATAAAAACATACTCCAGGAATCAAGCCAACGTCTTCAGACCTAGGAATATTTAAGTGTATTTTTTCCAATGGTTCTAGAAACATCGCTATAGATACATCATCAATTACGTCTTTGTTCATCTTGTCTTCATTGTCAACTATGTATTGTGAAGTTTTTCTTGAAAAAACTATTCCTGTCCCAGTAACTAATGGTAATCCTCTGCCAAGCCATTCGACAGTAGTGAATTGCAGTTTACCGTCGACCATTTCCAATGGCCATGTATGACCACCATAAAAATGTTCGTCTCTTGAATACTTATCTAATTGGATTTGCAACTCTTCTGTATCTACGACAGTCGAGATGTTACTACGAACTAGAAAGTCGAAATCGAATAATTGAAGACAGACCTTTATTGCAATTATAGTCTTATTTAGAATTCCTGGAGTATAGCTTTCTTCACCTCGCACTTCAATGAGCCTCTCAGAATCTGTATATTTCCACTCTGTGTCAATATTCGGATTATACGTAACATAAATACTATTGTCATATTCATCATGAAACCGCTTCATTGCATCATACTCTGGGGACGAATTGTAAATCCGCACCACAATGATTTTTTTCATTCTGTATTGTTTTGTAAATTGTACGTTTAAACATGTAATCGCTTTAACGAGTCACGATATTTAAATAATAATGACCCTATACATTTGTCCCACAGATGAACTTGCATATGCTCGTATTAAGGAACATCTGAAGACACATAGGTATACGGATTCTGGTTTTGACATTCCGATTGGCGCATACCATGTTCCGCTTTCTGTTCGCGCACATTCGTTCGGTCTCAACATCCGTGTTGCGGCAGTAGATTCTGCCGGGAATCCGATGCCATGTCTCCTTCTTCCTCGGTCTTCTATCTATAAGACTCGGTTCCGTATGGCAAACTCTATTGGACTTGTTGATTCTGGATATCGCGGCGAGGTTCAAGCAAAGATGGATGTTTTGAACTATGGTCGCCCTGATACGGACGCACATCCGTTCGAAGATGGTCCTGATGGGTCGCGCCTCTTCCAAATTTGCCAGCACAATTTCCTGCCTTGGAAGTCCATTGTTCTAGTCCGAACTGCTGACCAACTACCGAGTGCTTCCGATACTCGCGGAACTGGTGGATTTGGGTCTACTGGAAATACTACTACTTACGATTCATTGAGTAGTCATCTACATGGTGACCAAGGAGACGTCAATTACGTTCGTTAAAGTAGTGGATAAATCAAAACAAGAGAAATCGTGTCGTGGATGATCGCACCCCAATACGCCGAGTAAAACGTTGTGTTGAATCCAAACACCATTGCTACAATCAACACTATGGACCGCAAGAATGTGTTCAATACTGGATTGGAGGTAGGTAAGAGAAGGATGTTCATTTGTGTAAAGGAGCGAATATTGGACCGCGGTCGCATGCGGGCATAATGCGTAAAAATATTTTCCAAGTCATAGGTATAAACACAATATGGGCGGTGGTCTTATGCAACTCGTGAGCTACGGTGCGCAGGACATTTACATCTCGGGTAACCCCCAGATTACTTTTTGGAAGGTGCTGTACAAGCGCCATAC